GCCATTTGATACCAACAAAATCACTGGCCGCAACTATCAGTTCACACTTGTAAAGAAGAGGGAGTTAACGGTTGAAGTCTCGTCGGATCCAGACGTTTGGAGTCCTGAACACAGGCAACTCTATTGCATCGAAGAACAAGTCACCACAACTAAAGAAATTGTGCTACGTTCAATGTCAGGAGAAGTTCTTTCCACAAGAACAGAACCTGCCACCAAAACTAAAGTACTCCCAAACCTCGATGCCATCCGCGACGCCTACCAAACCGGACAACTTCTACCAAGTGGGGTCAAGGTCTGCCAAGAGTACAGCATCCGTTCTAAGCGAATCTATGTCGAACCACGTGTGGAACTACAAGCATCCGAGTATCCAGGACAATTTCTACCTGAAGATTGAGGCGCCATCCAATGTGGATGATGCCAAAATCAAAATGAACTGCCATCAACACGCAGTAAAAGACTTTGATCTTCAGCTGGAAATGAATGATCTTGAGATTGATATGCTCAAAGATCAAGACCAGGTATTGCCGTACAACGAAACGCGTGCGGATGAATTAGATCAAAAGAAACTTAAGTTGCTCCTCGGTAAGAGGTTCCATCAAAATGCTATGAATGCTTATTGGTATTACTTGGCTAAGATGGGTAAATAACTTAAGGCTATACGGGGTGTTCCATGGGTGGTGATTCAGTTCTCAATGGTTTGATTGCTGGTTTTACTCAGGATGGGACACCTCTTTCTGCGTTGATTGGTTCCAAGCAAGAGTTTGGAATTGTCATTCTTACTGCCGCTATGCTTGCAAATGAAAACCTAGCTGCTTCTATGAGTGCAGAAGAAATGGTAGACGCTTCTATCAATTACTACAACGTAATCCAAGAACGTCTTGGTTACTACCAGCAACATCAAGCCCATTCACTGGAACGACTTCTAAATAACTGATATAGTGACTGGGTCCTTCCAGTTATTGATGGAACCAGTTACTGTGCCAAAACTAACGGTGTCATTTGCAATTGACATTGAAGTGGAGTATGACTCCTTCGGTGGTAAAACGCCGCAGGATATTGCAATTGCACTCCAGGATGAGATTGATGATCTCCTCTACGAAGCAAGCCCCACTGTGTCTTCTGTATTTACTTCCATTACCGCACTGGATTCCAATGACTGACGACCTCGCAATCAAACTTAAAACTGCTGGGGCTTTTGATACGCCTTGGCTCAAGGAACAACTCCGCAACTGGAATGTTATTGCTGAGCAACAGAAGGCGGACTTTACTGAACACATGTATGAATGCTCTGGACGCCAGCATCCACAGCATCCCATGCACGGCCTGTACACCGGTTTGTGGGAAGCCTTCTGCTTGAATGAGGCAGGCCCGTACTGCCGGGAGAAGTACTTCCAAATGGTGGAAGCAGTGCGTCAATACGAGGCTGGTTTGCTGCCAGCGGTTGCGCTTGATACAGAACCCGAGGTAGTTATATCTTAAGCTTCATATCAAACACAGCTGCTTCAAAGCACATCACAATACGGGTGTGCTTTTTCTTTTATGGACCATCCCCACGAACCCATCAATGCCATCAAGGAATGGCAAGAGTGGTACCGCACTCACGCTGTTGTTGCCTCCATGGATGAACCATTAATGTCTAAAGACTCACGCGAGAATTTGCACGACACCTCCAGGGCTACGTATGAGATGCCAGACTGGCGTTCGTTTTACAAAGAACTTGCCGAGGTTGATATTGAACCTGCCGAGGTAGATGACAACATTTATCTACAAAAAGCAATCGAACACTTCAGTGACACTCTTTGTGAATTTGCGCATGAACTAAGTGCCGAACAGTTCTACAAAGCATTCTTGATTGCAGCTACAAATGTAGCCAAGAGTGCACAAGATGATTACCTTAAGTGCAAAACATTAGTTGATCTTATTGAAGGCAATGAAGAAACAAAAGCGAATTAATTATCCAGACTGGATATGCCACACGTGTGGCGTAAAGTATGGCGCCTGGTATAAGAATGGAACTTATATTGGGCCAGAAAATTACTCCACACTCCACATGGGAACTTGTGGAGTGTGTGGTGCAACTGATGTAAGTATTACCGAGCCACGGGACTACGGCCACTTACGTGCTGAATGGAGGCAAGAAAATTCAACTAATAAATAATTATTGCGTAATCACCTGCAAAGTGCTGTCGGGGAGGCGTTGGGGCCAGAAAGTGATGCGAGATATGGGCGAGTTGCAATGGCGAAGAGTAGCTGAGCTGCCAATTAACAGCCTGTCTGGCGTTGGCAGAGATGCGACTGTATCTGGAGTTCCAAGTACACCGTTTCTGCTTGCGGAAACATCGTTTGCCTTATACGCAATAGCCACTCTTAACGCTTCGGCGGTTTGAGCATTTAAATCAATTGCTGCCTGAAGAGACAAGTTGTAGACTCCCGCTACAATGTTTTGCCCAGGGCCAGTGTAGCCTGCATTGCTTTGAACAATAGAGATGCTGTAAGCAAGACTATTTGGAGTTAGGTCTGCATAATGCCGCAGTGAAGATGGAAAAACAATAGCATCCTTAGCATTGCACAGCAGTGTTCCCTCCGTTTGGTTATACCAGCTGCTGAAGTTTGTGCCCGTGATGCTGGCAACGTCCGCGCTGCGGGTGGCGGCTGCGGTGGTGGTGGGGATGTAGGAGGTGGGGAAGGCTCCGGTTTCTAGTTGGGCGCCCCAAACATAAATACCACTGACCCCATCGCCCAGATACGATTCACCACTGGAGGTGCCCGTCCCTGTCAAGCTAGGAAGTATGATAACAGAAGTAAGAGAAGTTCCAGTAGCACTTACACTGATTTTCCACCATCCCGATCCTGCACTAGTAACTGTGGAAGATATTTTGGTTGTTCCAGTGTATATTTCTTGAGTAATAGCACCGGTCAATAAGTTAACAAAGACCGTAGCTCGCTGACCAGAGCCGCTAAAATATGCAGTGCAGAAATTGCGGCCCGCTGCTTTGCAAAAGACTGTAAATGACCCGGTAGTAATAGTAGAGAAGGGTTGGTTTATCCCATGAGTATTAGTAGATGCGTCCTCTCTGATTAAATCGGCAGATACTGTGCCGTCGGGAGCTGTAGTTGTATTGGCACCTACAGAGCAAAAGTTTTTCCCCCAGCTCGCATTATCAAACTCCTCACTCCGCAGCAGCAAATTAGTCCTCTGCTCCTCCACCAGCAGGCCCAAGCTTTCGCCGGTCGTGGGGTTGTGGTCGAAGCGGGGGGCTGAGTTGATTGTGCTGGTGGTGGGGATGTACTCACCGACCGTGCTGGACTGCTCTAGCTGGGCGCCCCAGATATGCACGTAGCCCCCAACTCCAATATAAGGCGATACTCCAAAGCCTGAAATCGGCATTGTGCCTGAATCAAGGGTATGAAAACTTGTGGTCCTATTTGCTCCTGATGTGTTAAATACTGCTGAACACCTAATCCACCCGTTGCCTACGCTTTGTGCAGTGGCGTTGCTGACTGTGCCTGTCGCACCGTTTCCTGTTTGAGTTACCGTTCCGGTTTGCAGATCGAAATCAGCTACAGCATAATCAGTTCCACTTACTGTAGCAGAAAGCCGAATGTACCTGAGGGTAGCCTGCCTAGCATAGACACTCAGAGTGGCCGATGTTCCGCCTGCGATTGTTGTAGTTTGATATATGTTGTGCGTGACGTTTGAACTATTGTCTATTAAGCGATACGCATTGGAGCCGCCGGTTGGCGTGCTAATAGAAGCATCAATCGTTTCGGTAGTGTTTTGATTGATCCAGCTTGCATTATCAAACTCCTCACTCCGCAGCAGCAGATTAGTCGTCGCCGTCTTGATCAGGCCGTCGCTGCCGACGTAGGTGGCGCTGCTGGCGCGGGTGAAAGTGACGAGGTTTTGTTGTGTTACAAAATCTGTCAATGATTTTGTACTAGCAAAACGCAAATCAAGGGCAGGCGTACCAGCTTGGCTGTAAAGTAGGTTGTCGCCAGTACCAACTTTTCCGGTAAGAATGTAGCTCATGGGATAGCCGCTCCAAATGCGTTAATCAGATCGGTGACGCGGGCGTCTAGCAGGGCGAGATCCAGGGATTCACCGATTGAGTAGAAGGCGAGGCGGGCATTGCTGTAAGTAGTATTAGTTTCACTCCAGGTGTATACGATGTAATTAGAGGATGACTTAGCGCTGCTAGTGGTAGCGACACTTGCAGAACTTCCGCTAAAGCGTCGAGTATATGCACTAGCAGCCACACGGCTAAGGCCGACAAAACCTGTTGGTGATGCAGCAAATGCAGTTCCAGCGCTAGAGCTGCGGAAGCTTATGGCGCTGTTAAAGTATTCTATACTCGTGGCACCCGAGCCTGTGCCTCCGGAGTTGATGACTGCGCTATTGTTGGCAATGGCTGTAGATGCGTAAACCGCTACGTGATGTGCATTTTGGTTATCCGCGCTTCCCGCTCTATTGCTATTCAGGTATTTAGTGCTGCCATTCCCTAGCAACCCAGTTTTCCGGTCGTAATCACCAGATACAAAGTTGAAGTTTGTAGGGGCCGTACCTGCCAGCGGAACCAATGCACCACTAAGTGTTCGTGCTCCAGCAAGGATGCACGATGCTTTGATTGCGTTCCAAACGCCGTCTGCTTTGCAACCAAGAACAAAGTTATCAATGGCAATTTTGGTACGCTCTTCTAGGCCGCCTGGTGAGCCTGCGGCCGTATCAGCAGCTTCAACTGCAGCAATATAAGCAGCAGCATCTGTGTCCATTGGCTGCCAGGTTTTTCGGAACACCACCTTTCCCGGAACGTAAGTTGGCATCAGATTGCCCTCCTGATAGCAGTATAAGACTCGGTGTAGGTCATGGGATAGCCGCTCCGATGGCGTTGATAAGCGTGGTGACGCGAGCGTCTAGTAGGGCAAGGTCCAGGGATTCACCGATGGAGTAGAAGGCGAGGCGGGAAGCAGAAAAATTAGAGGCGACCGGAGTTCCATTGCCGTTTATAGTAAAAATAAAATTTGAAACTGTTGCCGGAGTAGTTGAAGCAAGCGAAACGTTAAAAACAGCAAGTGCCGGTCGTTTTACAGAAGCTGTAGATGAATTTACGCGGCTAAGGCCATGCAGGCCAACTGCATTGCTAGCGTTGAGATTACTAGCAAGTGTGCTGTTACTGTAAATGCCAGGTCGGCCAACCGCGTTAATGCTAGAAAACCCTAAAGAAGCAGATCCTACCCAGTAAGCATTAGTTTCAAGATTGGAGTCGTTTTTATAAACAGCAAGATGACTATTGTTTTGCGGATCGGCATTGTTATTCCGATTGCTATCTAGGTACTTCGTACTCCCATCTCCCACTAACCCAGTCTTTCTGTTGTAATCACCAGAGACAAAGTTGAAGTTGGTCGGTGCAGTGCCAGCCAGCGGAACCAGTGCTCCACTAAGTGTGCGGGCTCCAGCAAGAATGCACGATGCTTTGATTGCTGACCAGGTATTGTCCAGCTTACACCCGACTACAAAGTCGTTAATAGCTGCGCCAACGCCAAACTCCAGCAGCTGACCGTCAGCCGCTTCCACTGCATTGACGTATGCAATGGCATCGGCATCAGTCATTCCGTTAAAGCCTGGCTTGACGATCAGCGTCATACGCTTTCCTCAACTAGCACAACATCAGCTGGAGCATCATCATTTACTGGTGCAACGTAAGGTGTGCCATCAGCATTGAACTGCGGCGGGGTTGGGCCAACGTAATAGGGGCCGACCTTGTAAGCCTCAGCGCGTTGTCGCACCGTCTCAACAATACTGGCCTGAAAATACTCTTCAGGCGTTGTAGCAGCAGTACTGCCTTGAACCAAACCAAACTCCACTACCAAAGCTGGAAACAGCTGATCGGGAATCTCAATCGTAAATTGTGCCATGACCGTTAGGGGGTTTTGATGACAGCGAAACCAATAACAATGGCTTCGCTAAGAGAACCTGCTGTAATGTTGCGGACGTTAATGCTGGCCGAACCGGCAGCAGATTGAGCGTTTAGCAAATAAGCTCCAGCAGTGCCAGCACTGATGTGATTTAAGATCAAAACATCATTTGCTGTAATAGAACTATTAGTTAGCGTAAAACTTACCGTAGTGTCAGCCGCCAACGCAGCACTATTTAGTGTGATCTGCCCACTGGGACTGTTGAGGGTTACTCCAGTTGCCTTGTTGGTTGCTTGGGTAACCGTACCAGTACCGCTCAAATACCCAAAAGCCCCTGTGGTACTGTTGTACCCTAGGTTACCACCCGCGTACGTTCCAGCTGAGTTAAAGATTACCTGTTGATTAGAGCCAGCCACAAGCGCAAGGGTGCCCGTAGCATCTGGAAACGAAATTGTACGGTTAGCTGTTGGTGTAATCGTTTGAATGGTAGTGGTAAAAGCACCGCCATCATTAAGATTTACGTCACCGCCGACCGTAAGAACATTGGTGGTTTTATTCCAAGTGAGGTCAACGTCACCGGCAAAGATTCCTGCATCATTAAATTGAATTTGGGTGGAAGCACCACCTGGGGTGCCTGCATCATCAAACGTACCTGTAAACGGATTAAACTTATAGCCCATGATTTATTTTAACTCCGAGTAACAGACGTTAAATTGTTGCTGCCATCATATGTTAACGCAAGAGTTGCAACAGTTGTTCCGCCTACCCCTCCGGTTTTGTAGACAACGCCTGTGACATTAGGCCCCGAATAAGACAACGAAACGTAGTCATATCCTGGAATGTTGAGTTCGCTGGTAGTTTGAAGGGGTTGTCCACTGATGGTAGATACCTTCAGCACTTCATACAGCTGTGAATTTTCTCTGACTAACGGCATTGTATTGTCTGTTAACTTTCTTTCATTTTACCAGGAAACAACATTTGTTGTTGCAGTAGACTAAAGAAACACAGGAAAAAGAAAATGATTATCCGTTATATCAATGATTACGGCGATGGAACTTCGGGATATTTAGATTATGGTTCAGGAATTGTCGTAACCACTGCAAGTGGCCAACCAATTGAAGTAACCAGTACGTCCAGTGGGGTGGTTAATATCCAGCCCGCAGGCGTTGCTTCTGATGCATTCGGTCGTCTTCGTACGTCTTCTCCTTTGACTTTGTTTGATTCAAGCCATCGTTACAAAGACAATGGACTGTGGACTACTGCTACCGGAACTGGTGGTACTGCAACGTTTGATGCTAACGCTGGTCTTGTTACGCTAAATACAACCACAGCTTCTGGTTCGTCAATCATTCGGGAAACAGTCAAGTGTTTTTCCTATCAACCAGGGAAATCCCTGTTGGTGATGTCCACGTTTGTAATGAACGCACCGCAAACAAACCTGCGGCAACGTGTTGGATACTATGGTGCTAGCAATGGCATGTTCCTTGAACAAGATGGAACAACCATATCGTTTGTTAAGCGTAGTGCAGTAACTGGTTCTACGGTTGACACCAAGGTTGCTAAAGCTGATTGGAATATTGACAAGATGGATGGCACTGGTCCATCCGGTTACACACTTGATCTTACCAAAGCTCAAATCTTTTGGATGGACATTGAGTGGCTCGGGCTTGGTACGGTTCGCCTTGGTTTTATTATCAATGGAGAATTTGTACACTGCCATTCATTCCATCATGCAAACCTAATTACTTCAACCTATATCACTACAGCATCACTTCCACTGCGGTATGAAATTACTAATACCGGAACAACGGCTAGCAGTAGCACAATGAAACAGATCTGCTCTACCGTTTTGTCGGAAGGTGGTTATGAGCTACGTGGATCGCAGCAAGCTGTAGGCACAACCATTACGGGAGCATACAATCTAACCGCCTCTGGAACTTACTATCCACCAATAGCTATTCGACTTAAAGCTGCTAATTTAGATGCAATTGCAATTGTTACAGCAGTTGCAATTATGGCAAGTGGGGGAACTGCCAATTATAGCTGGCGTGTTAACCAAGCCGCAACCGTTAGTGGCGGTACATGGACCAGTGCAGGAGTTAATTCTTCTGTTGAATATAACTTATCTGGTGTGTCAAGCAGTGGTGGTCGTGTTTTGGCTCAAGGATATTTTGCTGGCGGTAACAACAATCAAGTTCCTGTTGATATTCTTAAAGAAGCCGTGTTTCAATCTCAATTGGAACGAGATGGTTTAACAAACACGCCTTATGAAATCAGTGTTACTGTTGCAGCTAGTTCAAATAACCAAGGTGTTTATGCATCCATGGATTGGGAAGAAATCTCGAGGTGAGCCGTTAATACGCTATAATTTACAAGCGCGTTACCGCTTGCTCTGTGTCCATCCTCTTAAAAAACCGGCTTTCCCTGGAAGCCCACCGCAGCTTAATCGAAGAACGTTTTTACATTTGTACGGAATCTCCTAGTGGATTGCGGTATAAAGTAAACTTACGTGGCTCTGCCAAAGCGGGTACTGTTGCAGGTTCTTGTAATCACAACGGTTATTGGCAAATTGGCATCCGCATAAATGGAACATATAAAAAATTTCAAGCACATCGTATTGTTTATTTTCTTCAAACAGGTACAGATCCTGGTGAGTTAATTGTTGATCACGCACAAGAAGTTGAAAACCCGCTTGATTTAAGGGGCGGCACTCAAAGTGATAACTTGGGTAATGCAAAAAAAAGATTGTTGGTAAACGGTAGGCCAACAACAAGCAAATACAAAGGAGTTAGTTGGTTTACTCCTACACAAAAATGGCGAGTTGAAATTAAACATCAAGGTAGGTCAATCCATCTTGGTTATTTTGATGACGAAGTAACTGCTGCCTTGATGTATGACGCAAAAGCATTTGAATTGCGCGGAGACAAAGCACGTTTAAATTTTCCGCACTAAATAAGCTGTTGAGGTATTGACGGCTGATAAACTAGAACTATTGATAAGTAACCATGTATACTCCTGCCCCTCAACAGTACCAGGCTGCGGAAGCTTCTCAGGCACAACCTGTTCCTCAGCCCCAGGACAAGCCTAAGGCTCCTGCTAAATCCAAAGCTGGTGGTGATGTGGGTGCATTCATCCAGCAGTGCATTTCACTTTGCGCTTATCTCAAGGAACTTGAGACTCAATCACATTTAATTCATCTCAATATTGAGTGCCCTGATTTTATTAGTGTACATAAATTTTTAGGTGAACAATACGAAGCTCACTTAGAGCAGTTCGACGCTCTTGCTGAGTTCATCCGCTCAATGGATTTTTATCTTCCAAAATGTGCCTGTGAGTTGCGGGATTTAGCTCCTCAAATGCAAGTCGTTTCTTCTTATGAATGGAAAAACATGTTAAGTGTGTACTATAAAAACCTTGAAGAGCTTGGCATGAAGGCAAAAAAACTTGAACCAGTTGCACAAAAAATTGGCGCAATTGATATTGCAAATTTCTT